TGCATCAGATATGGCTTGCTGGGCGTACATTATGCTTGGCGTCAAAGGCGAGACACTTCCTGCTACTTGGCGCGAATGGCTTAAAGCAAATCCAGATGTCGAGATCGGCGTAGAGGACTCAACTGATGTAAACCCTACGGACGCGGCTACAGGCGACAACTCGCCGAACTTGTAGTCGCGACAGGGTGGGCTCCCACTTTCTACGCTGACACCTTCGACACGCGAGACCTAACTACCATTGTCGCAGTACTAGAAAAACAAAACAAAAAGAGGTGACATGGCTGAAGGACTCAACACAAAGATCGAGATCTACGGTCTAAAGGACGCGATCAAGAAGCTGAACTCTGTTGAGCCGGGGCTTCGTAACCAGATCGCAAAAGACTTCCGCAATGTCGCAAAACCTGTCATAAATGACGCGCTTGCACTCATCCCCAACACTGTCCCTCTGTCTGGTATGGGTCGCAAATGGACTACGCCTTCGGGCTTCAAGATGCTTCCTTGGGATGCTGGACGCAAGCAAAAGATCTCCGCCAAGATCAACACAAAAAAGGTCTCGGAGTTCCGTGGACAGATCCGCAATGTCGGCGTTTTCAACATCATCTACTCGGGCTCGACTGGGACACTCTTTGACATGGCAGCCAACGGCAGACTTGGCAGCGCACTCTCGGCGCGATACGGCATGCGATCAAGAGTAATGTGGAAAGCAATGGAGAAGAACCAAGGCACCGTTGAATCAGAGATGCGGCGAATTGTTGAGACTGTCATGGACAAAGTTGATCGGAATGTAGTCGAGTAATGGCATCAGTAAACATCCCAATAATTTCAGAATTTGACGCGAAGGGAACCCAGCGCGCAATCAAGGAATTTCGGTCTCTCGAGAGCGCGTCGGCCAAAGCGTCGTTCGCCATTAAGAAAGCCGCGCTTCCAGCCGCTGCCGCAGTCGCAGGATTAGGAGTTGCCCTCGTAGGAGCTACCAAGGCGGCTATGGAAGACCAAGCCGAGCAGGTACAGCTTGCGCTTGCGCTTGAGAATGTCACTGGGGCTACTGACGCACAAGTTAAAGCATCCGAGGACATGATCTCAAAGATGAGTCTTGCGTCAGGCGTAGCGGACTCTGAACTCCGCCCGGCATTGGCGTCACTTGTGCGCGGAACTAAAGATATTGAGGAAGCAAACAAAGCGTTAGCACTTGCACAAGACATCTCCGCAGGATCAGGCAAAGACCTAGCAACCGTCTCGGACGCTCTTGCAAAGGCTTACGGCGGAAACATGAAAGGACTTGCCGCGCTTAGTCCAGAGATTAAAGCAATGATTAAAGACGGCGCATCTTTGGAAGATGTAATGAATGTCCTTGGCGGATCGTTTGGTGGTGCTTCTGCCGCAGCTGCCGCGACTGCCGAAGGCGGAATGAAGCGTCTCGGGATCGCATTGGCAGAGACCAAAGAATCAATCGGTGCAGCACTAATCCCAGTAGTTGAAGCTCTACTTCCGTATCTGATCGCCTTTGGCGCTTGGGCACAAGAGAACACAAAGGTCTTCCTCATTGTCGCTGGAGCAATCGGTGGAATTGCAGTCACAATTTTGGCTCTTAATGCTGCTATGAAAGTTTATGCAGCCGCTCAAATGATCGTGAACGGCGTTGTCGCAGTGTTTAACGCGCTCTTACTGGCTAACCCTGTCACACTTGTCATCTTGGCAATCGTTGCGTTTATAGCGATTTTGACCGCGCTTTATTTTAAGTTTGAGACCGTCCGAAAGATTGTGGACACCGTGTTTGATGCAATGCTTGCAGGCGGTAAAGCAGTCTTTAACGGACTCACGACCTACTTCACAGGCGTCTTCAACATTTACAAATCACTCTTCAACGGCATCGCCAAACTTTGGAACAACACGATCGGCTCATTGTCTTTTGACTTTCCAGACTGGGTGCCAGGATTAGGTGGCAAAGGCTTCTCCGTTCCGAATATCCCTATGCTCGCGGACGGTGGAATCGTGACAGGGCCAACGCTTGCAATGATCGGTGAGCGTGGCCCTGAAGCGGTCATCCCACTATCTGGACGCGGTGGTGGAATGGGCAATTACACGATCAACATCACTGGCGGTCTTGGCTCAAGCGCAGAGATCGGCACAGCTGTCGTAAACGCGATCAGAGCGTTCAATAGGCAGAATGGCCCTGCGAACATAGCGGTCGCCTAATGGCTGGCGTAGCGGTACTTGGATCAGGTAACTACGACCTAGAGATTGACACAGGGTACGACTGGAACGCTTTCACACTTGACGACGATCTCAAAGGCGAACTAAACAACACCGAATATGTGCTTGACGGTACATCCCAGTTTGCAAGCGTCCTAGACGGCGCGATCTCACTTACAGCGAAGCGCGGACGCGCTAACACTGGCGACCAGTTCGCTTATGGCACGATGAATTTCACACTGAACGACACCTACGCCGACGGAGTGTTTAACCCTTTCGACACAACTTCTCCGTATTACGACCCAGCAAATAATCAGCCAGGACTCGCACCACTTCGAGAAGTCCGCTTCTCTCGATACAGCTCAACCAATGTCAAAGAACTTTTGTGGGTCGGCTACATCGTGAACTACGACTACACATTCACGCTCGGCGGACTGGACACAGTGACCGTAAATTGCGCGGACTTCTCCTATCAATTAGGACAGACATTTCTTGCCGAATGGAATGTCACAGAACAGCTCTCAAGCGATCGTTTTGATGACCTGCTAGATCTACCAGAAGTCGCTTACACAGGCACACGGAGCATTGAGACAGGCGTGGCGACCCTTGGCGGTGCAGCTGCCTACACGGTCGCCAACGGCACATCGGTCGCAATGTACGCCAACAAAATTAATGAGGCGGAGCAGGGAAGAATCTTTGTAGATCGAGAAGGCACGATGACTTTCCAGAAGCGCATCGGTACGACGCTCGGAGTCCCTGTTGCCGACTTTCACGACGACGGTACGCAGATCGGCTACTCGGCTATTGACATTTCCTTCCAAGCGGACACAGTGATCAATCGCGCATCCATCCAACACGCTGGAGCATCATCGCCAGAGGTCGCCGAAGACCTTGCATCTCAAGCCCTGTATTTAATCCAAACTAAATCCATCACAGACTCACTCCTGCACAACGACGCCGCAGCTCTCACACTTGCCGAATACCTCATCAGTCCAGATCCCGAAGCACGCTTCAACTTTCTAGGCACAGAGTTCCCCGGCACACCTGCCCTAGACCAAGACACACTGGCGCTCCTTGATGTCGGCGACCTGATCGCAATCCAAAAATCAATCACAACTTCGGCAGGCCCAACCCAGTTCGCACAAGACCTAACCATTGAAGGACTTGAGCACAGACTTACTTTGTCGGCTGGGCACGCAGTCACCTACTTCACTTCACCAACCACAATCGTCTATGAGCTCATCTTGGACGATCTGGTATATGGCACACTCGACGAAGAAAATGTCTTAGGATAGAAACATGCCACTAACGACTTACACCGCCGGCGAAGTTTTAACCGCAGCGTCACTGAATGCAAACTTTACTTTTGCAGCCGCTAACCCAGTTAGCAAAATTGGACAAGTTTTGAGCACAACTCTTACAACGCAATTCACTAGAAGTAGCGCAACAATGGGAGACATTACAGGTCTAACTGTTTCTATTACACCTACTGCAAACACAAGTAAAATCTATGTAACTGCAAGTGTTTCTGTTGGTACCGATAATGCTGTGGGTTATGTATTTGCACAACTTGCGCGCGGTGGTACAGCAATTAGCGGCGCAGTAGCAACAGGCACAGGAAGTAAAATTGCAACCACATCACAAGTAGCAGCTGCAGTTGTTCAAGCAATGGGAAGTATGTCAATGGAGTTTTTAGATAGCCCTGCATCAACTAGTGCGCTTACTTATTCTGTGCAAATATCTAGCGGCGGTGGCGCAGGACTTGTAAAAATTAATAGCAGTTATACCGACACAGATAGCAATTCGTTTGCACGCGCAGTATCAACTATTACAGTTTTTGAGGTATTAGCATGACCGATTACTCAACAGTTTTAGCAGCCAATTACCCTGGCAAAGAATGGTCACTAAGCAACAACGATTACAGCACGCTGGAATGGCTTAGCGCAGGCACAGCACCAACCCAAGCCGAATTAGACGCACAATGGCCAACAGTTGCTTACAACCAACAAGTCGCAATTGTAGAAACAACACGCCGCACACAATACGAAGCACAGTCAGATGGCCTGTTCTTTGAGTGGCAACGCGGCACAAACACTCAAGCCGCATGGGAAGCAGCAGTGCAAGCGGTAAAAGATGCAAACCCGTACCCGCCTAACCCTGCTGGCTAGTTTCGTGTTTGCACTCGTCCTGACCGCTTGTGCAGACCGTTACCGCGAAAACTGCAACACCACTAAAGCCAACGGAATACTAGAAAGGCGTTGCCAGTGAACCCAGACAACCGCTTAAG